ACTTGCCGACTCGGAGGCTGTTGACTTGAAGAACCCCAGCAGGGATTATGTCAAATCCCTATGGAATGGAAACTGGGCAGACGCACAGAGACAGGCCAGAGACATCCTCAGGATGAAATGGGACAACGTCCCTGTTGAGGCGAACATCACCGCCATCAGGGACGAGGTGTACGCTAGGAAAATGCGTAAGCATGTGAATGTCCTAGGTAAGAAAAACCCAAGCAGGAAGGACCTGCCCGTACCTGTAAGGAACATGTCTCCAGAGGAACAGAAAATACGCCTAGACAGGGAAAAGAAGAACGACCTAGAACAGAAGAAGGTCTCGGCTAAGTTTTTGTTGGATCAGGGGTATGGAGTTGAAGGTCTAAGGCAAAGAATACCATCCACCATTTCTCGTGGAACACGGATACGCGCTAAGAGGTTCATGGCTGAATTTGAAAAGGGGCATACAGGTGAAAGACCGGAAGGCTGGGAGCGAAAGGTTCCACGCAGAATTGCGGGAGCTAGGTAACTTACATGACTCAAAGCAGGCCGACTATGGACGGCCAGAGGACCCGTTTGCGAACGTGAGGGCCTCCGAGGAGTTTGGGATTTCTCCTTGGATAGGCTGCATGATTAGGGCCAACGACAAGATCCGACGCATACAAACTCACGCCAAGGGGTCCACCCTTAGAAACGAGGGGGTCGAGGACAGCCTGAGGGACTTGGCTGTGTACTCTTTGATAGCACTCGTCCTCTACATGGAGGAACACGAGGGCGAAGAGGACACAACGTCAAGCACCATCACAGGCCCCTAGGTCTGCTGAAAACCTAGGGGAGTTGAGGATACTCCATACCTCATGCTCACTCCTCAGGTCACAAAACGCTTCAAGCAGGCTACACACGTCCTCTAGGTCCAGAGGGCCACACCCAGTCGTCCACCGGTAAAGGGTGTCCACCATCATGTTGTTCTCTATGGCTAAAGACTTGGGGTGGTCATCCGTGACTATGACGTATGTGTGACCGTCAATGTGACACTCGATCCTAAAAATCTCGTTTTTCATTGGAACGGGCTTTTTTTACTTGAGGTTCCCACCGCCGGTCCCCATAATACCACCTCACCAAACGAAAGGAGGCGAGGAGATGTACGCATACCTCGGGCACGCTTACGCTGCCATCGACAAGGCCGCCGCTGGCAACGAGCTTGTTGCCACCCAGTGCAGGGCACTCATTACAGGGTACGCCCATAAGTACTACAGGGAAAACACCGATTACGAGATCGTGGACATTGAGTCAGTCTACACGGCTCCATTGAGAAACCTTGACCCCAAGGGCCGCATAAGTCGGAAGTGGACCTTGGCTGGCAAGATTGACAAGCTGGTCAAGATTGACGGGGAGTACTTCCTCGTGGATCACAAGACCACATCTCTGGACATCTCTGACCCAACGTCAAACTACTGGCGTGTACTCAGGATAGAGAGTCAGCCCAGACACTACGAGATCCTTATGTATTCCAACGGGATACCTCTTAGGGGAATCATCTGGGACGTGGTAAAGAAGCCAACCACTAGGCCAAGGAAGATAACCAACTCCGTAAGGCAGTCCATACTGAAGGACGGCCAGTACATGGGGGAGGATGTGTCCGGCGACACATACAACGCCATCGACACAATGGAAAAGGAGAACATGGAAATGTACTCCGTCCGTCTCATCAAGGAGGTGATGGGCAACGAGGAGAAACATTTCCAGAGAAAGCCTCTAGCACTCACCAAGGATGAGTTGGAGCAGTACAACAAGTCTCTTTGGCAGGTGTCGGAGGATATGTCCAACACCATGAAGAGGACCGAGAAGTCTGGGTCCACTCCTTACAACCCGTCTGGGTGCATGATGTGGAACACACCGTGCCAATACCTAGGCATATGCAGCAACCACGACGACGTGGATAGCGAGAACTGGGTTAGGTCGAAAGACGTACACCCAGAGCTTGAAGGGGAGGCAAAGGCTGACGGCAACCGGCAGCTACTAACAAACAGTAGAGCCAAGTGTTTTCAGCTTTGCCCGACGAAGCATCACTACAGGTACGTGATGGGTTTGGAAAGGGCAGAAGAGCAGATGAAGCTCGCCCTATTTTTTGGAAACGTCTGGCACGAAGCTATGGATGCGTGGTGGGCGGCAGTCTCTGGTTACGAAAGGAGAGACGATGGTAGCTAAAACGGGGGCCAAAACTAATTGGCTGAAAACTATCCGAAAGGATGTCGAGAAGAGACCACCATCAATGGTTGTGGTGGGTCCAGCAGGGGTGGGCAAGAGTTCACTCGCTGGCAACATCCCTAACAGTATTGTCATGCCGTTTGGGCAGGAGGATACTTGGGGCTTATTGAAGACTAGCGGGGCTGTTCCTGCTGACCTTCCTGTGTTGCAGCCAGCAAGGACCTACTCGGACATGATGAGCATGGTCGAGGAACTGGCAACAGAGGATCATGGCTACAAGTTCCTTGTGATCGACACGATCTCTTGTGCGGAGAGGCTGACACATGAGGGCGTGTGCAACAGGGAGTTCTCTGGTGACTGGTCAGAGAGGGGGTTTCTAGGCTTCAACAGAGGCTTCGAGGTTTCCCTTAGTGACTGGAGGGAGTTCATAAACGCACTCGACAGACTTAGGGACGAGAAGGGTATGGGCATCGTGCTTCTTGGTCACACCAAGATAGCACCCTACCGGAACCCAATTGGTGCTGATTACGACAGGTTCACTGTGGATCTGCACCACAAGACATGGAGCCTCACCCACAGGTGGTGTGACGCTGTGTTGTTCTACAACTACTGGATTGACGTGGACGAGTCCGGCCTTAGGGCTAAGGGCAAGGGTGGCCACGCAAGAGTTATTCATACCCAGCACTCGGCAGCATTCGACGCCAAGAACCGCTTCGGACTCCCCATGGAGATCGAGGGTGGCGACAGTGGTGCGGAGGCATGGGGCAACCTCAAGAAGGCAATCGTGGAGGCAAGGAACAATGAGTAGTTACGAAGAAGGAAGATATGAATGCACTGTTATGGGGCAGGGCTTTGGGACTGCTGGAGAGAAGCAGACCCCGTACTTTGGCATTGAGATCCTTCCCCACAAGTACATCAGTACAGACGGTGAGTTTGTGGTTGATGCTAAGTTCACAAGGACTGTGAAGCTGTGGATGAACAGTGACTCCAACGTGGAGCGATCATCCGAGTATCTCAAGGACTTGGGGTGGGATGGCAAGTTCAAGGATCTTGAGCCGGGGGGTCCCTGTGATCTCACTGGGCAGACTGTGATCCTCGTGAACAAGCACAGCCAAGCTCCTGACGGGAAGGTGTGGGACAGCTTCGAGTTCCCTTTTAGGGGCGAGGCGTTGTCCACCATCGCGAACGACAATAGCATTGCGGCCAAGCTGGATCGCCTCTACAAGGCATCTGGAGGCACCAAGAAGGCCGCTGCTACCACTACAACGGATGAAGAGACTCCGTTCTAATAGAGTCCTCCTTTCGTGGGACGGGGGAGTAGTGACCCCCAACCGTTATCGCGTCCACGGTCGCCAGCCCGTTCAAGTCGGGCATAACGGTTTTAGCCAAGGATGGCACATAGGGGGCAGGGAGGCCCCCATTTTGGAGGCGAAATTGTGGCAACCATGTGGGAAATTAGAGGCTGTAAAACAGTGAGGGCGGTTCAGCTTCATCGCCTGTGTGCCTACATGGGTCTGTTACCCGACCGGTTTCGCAAACCGGATGCTGGGGGCGTGGAAATCGAGGCAATGTCTGGCCGACATCCTCGGGGGACACAAGCTACTTACACGTAGCCAGCAGACAGACAATGCTACGATGTGGGGGAATGGTAAGTGTCCCCGATAGGCCGCGATGTATCATGATCCCTATCCCTGACTGCCCCGACTGTGGGGTGACGCCGGAACTAAAAGAAAACTACATGACCGTAGGGGGGCACGTGTTCAGTGGGGTGGAGTGCCCTGCATGTAAGCTGGTTGCTATGCACTTCAATACTCAGTCTGGAATAGACCTGTGGTTTGAGATGTGTGAGGAGTGGGACGATGTTTGATCGCACAATGCTAGGCCTGCTGGTTGTTTTCCACAGCTACATTGTCGTGGCCAACGTGCTGGCTTTCTTTGTCGTGCCGTTTGTTGAACCTTGGTATGTGGCTGTCCCTATCATGTCCTTGGTTTTGCTTCTTGTGTTCTCAAAGGTTTTGGATTGCCCGCTAACGAACCTAGAAAACAGGCTCAGGAAAAAAATGGGCATGAAGAGGATCGGCGGGTTCGTTGGGCACTACTTTCTCAAGACAATAAGGAGGCGTCGTGGGTCGTAATTACAAAAAGGAGAGGCTGAATGAAACAAAGGCCCGAAAGGCTAAGAGGGCTTCTCGAAACAGGGCGAGGCGGAGGGTGAAGAACTCGGGCGTGAACGTCGAGGGGAAGGATGTACACCACAAGGACGGGAACGCAAACAACAACAGTATGTCTAATCTCACTACAAAGGACCCTTCTAAGAACCGGTCTGTCCCAAGGACAAAAACGGCGAGGAAGAAGAGGCCTAAAGCTGTCACTCACAAAAGGAGAAAATGATGAACATCGAGGAACAAGCGGTAGCACTCTACAAGGCGTACCCTAGGAAGGTGGCGAAAGGAGCGGCCATCAGGGCGATAAAAAGTGCCTTGCGTAAAGAGGATTTTGAGGTCCTAATGGAGGCGGTCTCGGCATACTCCGAAGCTAGAGAAGGTCAGGACCGGCAGTACACCCCTTACCCAGCGACTTGGTTCAACCAAGAGAGGTGGGAAGATGACCGCGAAGAGTGGACTCCATTCACGCCAAGCGTGTCCGCAGAAGAAGCGTGGACTGAGGTGCGGTCTGCCATCCGTAAGTATGGGGTCATGGGCATGACTGAAGCCCGAGAGGCCCTTCCAGAGAGCATAATGGACCCACTCGAAAAGGTGGGCTGGAGGAATGTGTGCGACATGACTGAGTACAACAGCGGGAAGTTGTACCACCAGTTTCGATCCGTTTACGAGAGGCTTTCGTCTTGCGAAACAAAAAACTGAGAAAGAAGACGGCTGACCAAATAGTGGAAGCGGCTTGGGATGGATATTTCCAGAGCGTGCCGGGGACACCGGAGGCGATAGAATACCTGAGGAGGGCTGCGTCGATGCCCCTAGTCCCAGAGTATTTCAAACATGCCAAGACGACCAGTTTACGAGAGCCAGAGCGACCGTGACAAAGAAACGTCGTTTGCCTCTAGGCTTGAAGAAAAATGGGGCTGCGTCCTGAAGAAGACGAGGCCTTTCTACCACGTGGACTTTATGGCCCTGAGCCATGGTGGGTCAGGTGCGGAGCTTAGGTTCTTTGTCGAGGTAAAGCACAGGAAGATAAAGAAGGACACGTTCCCCACGTACATGCTAGCACTCATGAAGTGGGTCAACATGAACACCATGCGTAGGTACAGTGGGCTTCCCGTGTATCTAGCCATCCGGTACTTGGATCAGGATGTCTACATCAAGGTGACCGACGAGACTTTTCCCGTGAGCTTTATGGGCAGGACTGACAGGGGGGATGCGGCTGACATGGAGCCGTGCATCACGATCCCCATAGACAGGCTAATGCCGATTGAAAGGCTGGGTGATGGATAAGGCTAGGATCTACAGGCCCCCCGGCGTGCTGTCAATCGACCCCGGCAACAAACAGTCTGCGTTTGTGATGCTTGGTGAGGGTGGTCTTCCGGTCGAAATAGGACTCCTGTCAAACGATGTGGTCCTGAACCAACTGGACTACCTGTTCCTGTGTCACCCCCACTCCATGCTGGTCATCGAGATGATCGCTTGCTACGGGATGCCCGTGGGACACGAGGTGTTCGACACGTGCGTGTGGATTGGAAGGTTCAAGGAGAGGTGGATCGAGTTGGGCGGCGAGGTGGAGTTCGTCTACAGAAAAGACGTAAAGATGAATCTATGCCACACTATGAGGGCCAAGGACTCAAACATACGTCAG